CGTCGTTCAGGCCCCAGGCCGCCTCCTGCATCGCAGCGTCCATCACTTTCGGGCGCTGCTGGGCGCGGTCCACGTCGTCGATCTGGAAATTAAAATACCGCGCCTGGTCGATGGTGAGCACCGTCTGCGCGTCGTTCAGCGCCTCCGGCGCGGCCAGGTCGGTGTTTTTGGTGTAGCTGGAGATGGTGACCCGGCCGATCGAATTGATCCGCACGGTGTCCCCGGCCTCCTGAACCTCTCCCTCGTAGTCCCTGTTTGCAACCCCCGCCTGGGTGAAAACATGCGCCCTGTTCAGGTTGAACAGGAGGCGCGCGCTCCACACCTCGGGGATGAAGTTTTCAAGCGCCATCCAGGCCCCCCCCAATGTTCTGCCGCGGGGCTATGATCCGCGGCTGATTGCCGCCTGCACGGCCTCCCAGTTGGCGTTGATCTGCTCCGGGGTCATGCGCCGGACGTCCTCCAGCGACAGGACCGCGGGCCGCCCGCTTCCCGGGTTCCCGGCCGGGCTTCCCCCGCCGGGCCTTGCCTGCAGGTACGGCTTCTCCTTCACCAGTCGGGCGATGAGCGCGGGGATGTTCACAGGCTCGCCGTCGTCGTCGAGCTGCACCTGGTCCAGGTCCAGCAGCCGGTAGGCTGCCTCCGGGTCCACGATGCCCGCCGCCTGGGCTGCCAGTCGAACCTCGGCGCGGATTGTGCGCTCCCTCAGCCGCCGAGCCGCCTCCTGGGCGGCACGCTCGGCCTCCTCGGCGCGCTTCTGCAGGCGCTCGGCCTCGCTCATCTGCGCGGCCTCGAACGCCCTGATGCGCTCCTCCAGCTCACGCAGCCTGGTCCTGTGCGCCGCGTTCTCCGCGCGGAGCCTCCCCACGTACTCGGCATCGAACGTCCTCGGCGCGTCCTCCTGGGACCCGCCGGCGGCACCCTGGCCGCTTCCTGCCTCGTCCACCTGGGACTCGCCGGCCCCGGGCTCCCGGCCCTGCTCGGCGTCTGCCATCTCGCAACCCTCCAGGGCGCGGCCTGCACGTGCGCGCGCCTCATGCCTGCATTCTACGCGCGCTGCTGCTCTGTGTCAATCAGCAGCGCCTGGCGGAGCATCTCCAGGCTCTCGGCCTGCGGCGTTCGCCAGCGCGTCCCTCAGGCTCAGCTCCCAGCGGACATGCCCCCAGTCGTCGTCAATGCGGAACCCCACCAGGTCCTCGAGACCGATCCGCCCGTCCCGCCACGCCTCCGCCTTGGCCCTGCCCATGATGCTGTCCTGCACGTCCGGGGGCTGCCTGCGCAGCCACTCCTCCCCTGTCTCTCGCAGCGGAGGCGTGGCCTGCGTCACAGGGACCATCACGCAGCGGCAGTTGGGATGGGTGCCCATGTGCACGCCCAGGGGGAACTCCCGCCCGTCCATGGCCAGGCACATCGGGCAGGTCCTCACGCTGCGGGCGGCGACCCAGCGCCAGCCCTGGACCACTTCGGAGTTGGCCTCGTACAGCCGCCTGGACGACTCCCGCCAGGCGCGCATTGTCTCAGTGCGGGCGATCACCATGGCCCGGCCCAGCGGCATCGCCAGTGCGGCGCGGATGCGCACCGCCGCCAGCCTGGGGCTGTCCCCAACGGCCAGGGATGCGGTTAGTACGCGGCGCACACCCTCCGCGGCCATCTGCGAATGCGCGGACAGCACGCGGTGGATCGGCGTGCCGTCACCCATCAGCCCGGCCAGCTCCTCCACGGCCTCCACGGGCAGGCGGTCGAACGCGCCGCCAACCTGCGCAGTCAGCATCTGCTCCCCCGCCGCCAGCCCCAGCCGGGCCGCGTCGCGCTGGGCGCCCTCAATCGTCCCCGAGGCGATCCTGCTCCACCTCTCCATCTCCTCGCGGGCCTGCTGCTCGAGCAGCTGCAGGCGGCGGATGCGCATGGACAGCTCCAGGCCCTCCTCCGTGCCTGGCACCAGGGCGCGCAGCTCCTCCATCAGCTCCCGGGCCCGGGACGTTATGCCGCCCACCGCCGCCGTCCACGAGGAGGCCATGCGCCGCGCGGCGTCCCTGTCCTGCCGCAGAAGCTCCGCCCTGAACTCCGCGGCCATGGCGTAGATGCTGGCCACCTAGCGCTCCAGGGATGCCGCGCCCCTGTCGAATGCCGCGGCCTGCCGCTCCGCCACCGCCGCCGCGGCGTCCGCCTCGTCCTCCCGCTGGGCGGCCTCCTGGTCGGGGTCGAACCCCAGCCTGGACAGGAGGGTCCGCCTGGACGCTCCCAGCTGCTCCTCCAGCATGGCTGTTTCGGCCTCCGTGCGCGGATCGCGCGGGAGGATGTCCTGCCAGTGGATCACGACCTCCGCCTGGGGCTCCATGCCGCCCAGCTCCAGCAGCCGCCGGTTCAGGTCCAGCAGCAGCTCCCCGTAGAAGCTGCGCTTGACCTCTGTCATGTCAACCAGCGGACGGTAGAGGAGCTGCAGCGCCAGGCCGCTGAGCTGCCCCACGCTGTCCAGCTTCCCGCTGGCGACCTCGGGGACGGACGCGATCTTGTGCAGGGCCTCAGTCAGCCGCTTGTACAGCTCAATGCTTGAGGCCAGGTCCGACTGCATCTCGAGCGTGCGCAGCTCCGCATCTGCGCCGGGCAGGACCATGATCTCCGCCACGCTCGCCCGGATCGAGTCGGCGCTGAACCCCCGCCCCCAGACCCAGGGGTGGGCGTGATGGCGCAGGATGCGCGCCATGTTGGACAGCACGAAGTTTATTGACCGGTTCACGTGGAGGACGTCCTGCTCCAGGTCGCTCATGCCCCAGAACGAATTGGGGCTGGGCAGGTTCTGGCAGTGCAGGATGGGGGCCCACTCGTAGGGCCAGGGCTCCCGGGCCAGCTCCTGCCAGGCGGGGGCGTCGCCAGCGCTCGCCTCGTCGATGATCTCCCACGCCCCGTCCAGGCGGACAACGCGCCGCCTGCGCACAGCAGCCCGGCCGTCCCGGACAGCGTTCCACTGGATGCGGTACTCCAGCACGCGCTCGTAGTCCTCGGGGTCCAGCTCGACGGACAGGTTCATGGGGTCGACCAGGAGGACGCGCGGGAACGGGCTCCCGGGGCGGACCTGCACGACGGCATGGCCCGCCACCGCCCCGTTGATGCCCAGGCGGGTTATGGTGCTCATGAGGCGGTTTGCGCGCCAGCATTCCTGAAGCCAGGCGTCCGCAGCCTCGTCGCCGGGCACCTCAAACCGGATGTCGCGGCCGAACAGGAATGCCACCGTCGTGTTGACAATCAGGCGGGCGTAGTTGAGCAGAACGTTGTCGTCCGGGTCCCCGGGCCGGACGCGCAGGGGCCTGTCCATCTGGCCGTAGTAGGCCAGCCAGGCGCGGCGGATGCGCTCCAGCCGCGCCTGCTCCTCCACCTCCGCCTGGGACGCCACAGTCTGCGCGACGCTCGCAGGGCGCATCGCCCTCGTTATCCAGTCAAGCATGGCTACCCCCATGGGTGCCTGGCGTACTGCACCCTGCCGCCAGCAGCTCCCGCCACAACGTAGCGGAGCGCGTCCATCCGGTGAAACGCGCGCTTGTCCACGATCTCCTCCAGCACCTGCCCGTTCGCGTCCACCCTGCGCCGGTAGCTGCCGATCTCGTCCAGCACGCCCCGGCAGCTCCGGAACACCACCAGGCGGCGCGCCTTCAGCAGGGCGTAGACCCTGGCGATCCCGGCTTCGACGTCTGAGACAGGCGGGCGCATCACAGGCACGCCCTCCGCGGCCCAGTCCATGCGCTGCTGGTCCTCCGAGGGCGCGCCTCCGAACCAGCCGGCAACGTTCTCCAGCGCCCCATCCTGGACGGCCCGGCGGCAGTGGTCCCGCGTGGACAGACCGCCGCGCAGCGATTCCCTGTACAGCGTGAACACTCCGGTGTCGGGGTTCTCCGCCAGCCAGACCATCGCGGTGTTCACCGCGCCTGGGTCGATGCCCACCCAGCGCGGCCAGGACGGCGGCAGCGGGTGGTCGTCGACAACGTGCAGCGACTCGTCCCAGCAGTCGTAGACCATCCCCGCGTACCGCGCGAACTGGCCCTGGTACAGCATCCGGAAGCGCCACTCGGGCATCGTGTCCCGGGCGCGCTGGAACTCCTCCGCCGGGAACGCAGGGTTCTCCGTGCTGTCGAACTGGACGACGCGGTAGTCCGGGTCGCCCCTCGCCCAGCGGTCGTAGACCTCAGCCTTCGTCCACCCCAGATTGTACACCGTCGTGCCGGCCAGGACCCGGCCCTGGGAGAGCGAGAGGCGGCGCAGGACCGCCTCCCACGCCTCCAGGGGGAACTCGTCGAGGCCGCACTCGTCCAGCACTGCAGCCCTGGCGGTGGCCGATTCCAGGCCGCCCCCCGCGGAGGCGGAGCGCAGGATGATGCGCCCCGCCATCGCATCGTCGCACCTGGACGCGCGGAACTCCCCGGTGGCGGGGTCCGCCAGCTCGATTACGCGGCTGCCCGACCAGTACCTGCCCACGCGCAGGGTGTGCTCGAACAGCTCCCGGAACGCGGGCAGCAATTTCAGCTTGAACAGGTCGTAGGAGGCGGTGACGGCCAGATAGTCGTTGGGCTCCCCCTGCCGCCAGGTGCGCTGAATCTCCCGCCACATCCACAGCGGCATGAACGACGTTTTGCCCGATTG